CCATTCGTGCTGTTTCCAAAGCAGAGAGAATGGGTTGACTGGGTGGTCAACGATCTGTGGCGGAACAACAAGGACGGCCTTACGGACAAGTCCCGTGAGATCGGCGTCTCGTGGCTGGCCTGCGCGACTCTAAGTTCCCTTGCCATTCTGCATAAAGGATTCATCGGTGGTTTCGGTTCCCGCAAACTCGAATACGTTGACAAGTCAGGTGATCCAAAGAGTCTCTTTTGGAAAGCCCGAGAGTTCTTGGACAATCTACCGCTCGAATTTCGCGCGGGTTGGAGTCGAGACACAGATGCTCATTGCCGTATCACCTTTCCGCTTACTGGCAGTGCGCTCACCGGTGAGGCCGGCGACAATATCGGACGCGGAGATCGCACGTCAATTACGGTCGTGGATGAGGCAGCCTACATCGAGCATCCCGATGCCGTAGACGCGGCTCTGTCGCAGACCACGCGATGCAGGATCGATGTGTCCTCTGCTCACGGGATGGGAAATCCATTTGCACGCAAGAGACACACATGGCCGTCGGAGCAGATCAAGACCATCCATTGGCGCGACGATCCACGCAAGGACGACGCTTGGTACCAGGAGCAATGCGCCAGATATGATCCGATCGTGGTCGCGCAGGAAATAGACATCAACTACATGGCTTCTGTTGCCGGTATCCTGATCCCATCGGTGTGGATCCAGGCTGCCATCGATCTGGACAAGCGTCTTGGAATAGAAATGTCCGGCTCGCTCAAATGTTCCTTGGACGTCGCCGATGAAGGCCCTGACAAGAATGCCTGGACCGCGGCGCGCGGCATGAAGGTTCTGGGTTCGGAGGAATGGAGCGGGGAAGCCAGCAATCTATTTCGTTCTCTCCAACGTGCGTTTAGACTTTGCGATGAGATTGGTTCTGCCGATCTCGTTTATGATGCCGATGGAATGGGAGCTTCTATTCGCGGCGATGCCGAGATGATCAACGAGACACGAGACAGGAAGATTAAGACATATCCGTTTCATGCCTCGGGTAAGGTCGAGTATCCGGAGCGCGAGGACGTTCAGGGCAGATTGAACCAAGACCACTTCATGAACATCAAATCGCAGAAATGGTGGAAGCTGCGGTGTCTGTTCGAGAACTCGTTCAAGCTGTCCGAGAGATTGAAAGAGAACGGCGGAACACTCTTAGACACACCCGAAGAGAACTACATCGTCTTAGATTCATCCATGCCGTACCTGACGCAGCTCCAGCAAGAGCTGGCTCAAGTCATCTATGGACACACCATAACCGGGAAGCTGCAGATCATCAAAGCCGAGAAAGGGATGGCGTCGCCCAACCGGGCAGACTCGTTGATGATGCTCTATGGCGTGGACACAGACCCGCGAGGCAAGGTCCTGAACGTCGAGGAGATGGATCTTAGGACCGATGTGCAGATCCCGCTTCCCAACTACTGCGATGCTGTCTTCGCTGTCATATCCACGAACATGCGTCCTGGACGAGACACGGATGGAGCGGCGTGTGTCTTCTGCGCACACTATCTAAATGATTTCAATCCGCTTATCGTTCTGGACTGGGACATCACGGAATTGGATTCGCGTCTATTAGACACATGGATGTCCGGGATGTTCGCCAAGCTGGAACGCTATGCGCAGATCACCAATTCGTTGATGGGAGCGCAAGGCATCTGGTTCCAGGATGACACGACGGGCAAGGTCTTCATCAACAGAGCGGATAGACTCGGCCATGCCGCCCTGCTGATTGAATCGGAACTAGACGATGTCAACAGAGCCCTCACTGTGTCGGGAGCCGTCCGAGACGGAGTTGTGAAGATTGCGTCTCTTGCAGCAGAGAAGACACAGATGTTCAAGGGGGTTGACCGAAATCATCTAATAGGGCAGGTGGGTGAATTCCACCCTGGAGTGAAGGATTTGGAGGGAAAGGTAGCCCTCAATGCGTTCACTCATGCGATAGCTCTGAGCAAGGGAAATATAGACGGATACTAGCCTGCGTCCGGCAGCCCGAAAATGGACGCCTACCCCCTTGAAATTTCAGCCTAATTTCTAGAGTATTTCTCTTCCAGGGACAGGATCCTATCCATTCCTTGGACGGCGCGACCGAACAGCGCCCATTGCCTCGAAAGCCATCCAAATGGATCCTAGGGAGGATCCAGGGACTGAAATGATTCGCATCTGTGTACTATTGACCGGCGGGTGATTCCTATCCCTATTTGGACGTAGGGATCTTAGGGAGCACCTGTTTGATCACGCAGGGGAGGGATTCGGCCTCCTTCATCTTCTCGAGCTCCCTGCGCCATAGCGGGATGGGACGTGGCCTCTTCACCGCGGGTTCGCCGCGCGCTGGACCTTCTTCATGCGGTAGCGCCGCCACGCCTCGTCCTCGCGCCTGTCATTCATCTCTTGCTCCAGCTGGTCCTCGAAGAGCTCGCTGTCGTATCCAGTCGAGCGCCAGACATTGCGGAGCATCGCCTTGACGTGTTCGTCGTTGTAGTCCATGGATCGCTCCTACTTGTAGCGCGGCCATGCGCAGACGTGGCCGTTTAGATACTTTTCCAGCTCCATTGTGAACACCCACTGCTTGGACCGCTCAGGCTGCCGCTTCTGTTGATCGGTGTGCCATTCGGCGGCGTTGCACAGAGCCGCCCACATTGACTTGCTGATGGTCATAACTTGAACCTCCATATGCCCGCCCCAACGCGGGGCGGCAGGGTAGGGTAGCATATGGAACATGGATGACTAATTGAATGTTACAGAGGGGGAGCAGTCTTAGATCTATTCTGCGAACAGAAGATGGTATTCCACTCAGGGTAATATAGTTGCTATTCCGAGCCATTCTTCGCAACTACATTTCGCGCTCTGCGTGGTACACCTTGCGGGTCGGCAGGCGATGCCGTCCGGGCCTCCAATCGGCAGCCCGTCCTTCAAGGTAGGTCATATCCATGTCTAAGTCCACTGTCAAGGCCTCTCCCTTCGCGAACGCGAAAGTTCTGTCGGCGGAGGATAACTTCAAGGCGGTCTACAATCGGCGCGACCGCATCACGGTCGGCGTCAAGGGCCGCAACGGATCGGTCAAGGGCCTCGCTCCCGAGCGCATGTTCGCGGCTCTCGCGAAGGTCGCGAACAAGTCCGGCGTTTCCACCGTCGGTGACTATCTCGATCACTTCGAGCCGCTCTGCAAGGCGGTCCCGCTGCCCTCCAGAGGCACCCCGCGCGGCATCCTGCGCTTCTACGCGACGATGGGCGTGCTCATCATCGCGCCGTTCGTGGCTCCGGCGCGTAAGGTGAAGGCGGTCCCGGCCGAGGTCAGCGAGGTCCCGGCCGAGCTCCCGCAGGTCTAACGCGAAGCGGGCCGCCCTCCGGGGCGGCCTTCTTTTATCTACTACATTCAATTCCTCTTAGAAGGTGATTCTTCAGCTCTTCTGAGAATAGGAATCCGGATCCGTATACTTCTCTTCATTGAAGACGCCACGTCTAGAAGACACAGACTCTGGAAAGATGCAGACGCTGCGGCCTAATCGTCTTCACAGACACAGAGTCCGGAGCAGACACAGAGTCAATCGCGCGAGTAGACACCGGAACTACAACCGACACAGACACAGACCGGATCCGCTCTGGAAGACACACAGCCTATACGTCTCAGACACAGAATTCCTAATAGTCTCAGACACAGAATTTTGAACGGATCCGCTCCGCTCTTCTCAATAGGGGGTGGGGTGAGCGTCACGTCCGAGACACAGAAATCCATACAGACACAGACACGGAACGTCCTAGTAGACACAGACACAGACACAGACACAGACACAGACACAGACACAGACACAGGAATTCCTATAGATCCGCTCTGGGATCTTCAATACCGGGTGGGGTGATTCATTCCGCCGGAATAGAACGGATCCGTTCCGTCCCCCTGACTGCACAACTTATAGGCGATCAGGACTTCAAGTCCCTTACGCGTTCAGTCACGTGAGGACTGAGGCTGACGGTCCGTGTTGAGGGCGTCAAGTCATCTTCATTCCTGGAAGGGATCCGCTCCGGTCAGTCCCCTGAACAGTGACGCTCAGGCCGTCACGCTCACAGTGATCAGGGGAGGCTCATAGTCATTCAGTCATTCAGTCCTCCTGGACCGGATCCGCTCCGGGACCGGAACCGGACCGGAATGGAGGGTGCGACAAATTGTCGCAGGGGGTGCGACGGATTGTCGCATGTGGCGTTTTGTCGCATGCGACGGATTGTCGCATGCGACGGATTGTCGCATGTGGCGTTTTGTCGCATGCGACGGATTGTCGCATGAGGCGAGCCTGCGACGATTTGTCGCATGCGACATAGTGTCGCAGGGGTGCGACAGATGGTCGCATGCGGCGATATGCCGCAGCGCCTCGCGCCCGCGACACTTTGTCGCATTGCCAGCGGCGCGCGCGCACGCTAGGCGAGCCTGCGACACTTTGTCGCATTGCCGACGGCGGCAACGCATGGTTGCGATTTGCCTGCGGCGTTTTGTCGCATTGCCAGTGGCGCGCAACCATGGGTTTGCACACGTAATAATGTTGCAAAAATAGGTTTAACAACGCAACCAAAATACAAAGCGAAAGGCGCATAAAACGCGGGCTGGGCAACCAGCGCGGGCCGCCGCTTTGGCGGGTACCGCACTAGCCCCTAGCTAGGGGCGCACGCAAAGCGAGCATCGCAATGGCAAAAGCAACCAAAACCGAAAAGGCGCTACCGTTCGCGCCATTGGCAACCGAGGCGCACAAAGGCGCGGCATGGGGCAACGATTGGCACATCGCCATCGGTGCCAAGGGTCGCAACGGCACCGTGCAGGGTTTGGCACCTGCACGCATGTTTGCGGCCATTGCCGCAGTGTCGGCTAAGGCGGGCAAGTATGCCGGTACCGCCACCGTCGCCGACTACGTGGCGCACTTCGACCCGTTGCTCGCCAAGTCGCCGCTGCCGGGCAACACGAAAGCCGCTGGCATACTGCGCTACTACGCTCGAAAGGGCGTTGTGCTAGTCGGCCCAGCCAGCAAGCCCAGCAAGCCCAGCAAGCCCGCCAAGCCCGTTGTCGTGGCCACCGAAGCCGCCATCGCGCAAGCCGCCGAAGCGGTGGCCAGCGATGGCGCGGCCGATGTGGCGCACGATACCAGTGCGCTCGCTGGCAACGCCTAGCAAGGCGCGTAGGGCGCGCATGGTGCGCGCCCTACACCTTACCCTAACCCCGAGGTACCAATGGCAAACCGAAACACAAATGCTACCCAAGCCGCCCGCGCGAAGCGCGCGGCAATCGCCCGCGCCGCGCGCCGCCGCGACCGTCGCGACCGAGTGCTATCGTACGTTGCACTCGCCTGTTGCTTGCTTACCGTCGCGGTACTCGGTACTCGCGCCGTGCAAGTGTCGCTGGCCACACCGATAGTTGCACCCCGCGCCATTGCGCACGGTATCGTTGCGCAACCGGGCATGTATGCTCGGTACAATGGTGCAACCGAGTGTCGCATGGTTGGCCAGTCGCAGGTATCGTGCAACAACGGTTATACCGGGCCACAGTAGCAAAACAAAACGCACTGCCCCCGCAAGTTGCATCGCGCAACTGGCGGGGTCGGTTGCTGTTTGCAACCTACCACCCACGGACAGTATAAGTATTCATCCTCTGGGTCCACCTCCGTCTTACGTGCGGACTCCACGGCCTCCCCGTCCAACCTGAACTTGAACAGCCGGGCTCGCGTGGCTATCCATTTCAACCGATGCGATCTTCCAGAGCTACCGGAATCGGTGCGTCGTTGAATATTTTCTGGGAATTTTTCGGAGCATTCGCCTTGTTCTTCAAGGCCGAAGCGTCTACTGAAGGTCGGGCCAGAGCCTTACGGGGCTCTGCCCTCCCCCTGCTGACAGCGAAGCCCTAGTCGAACCAGCCCTTCTGTTCCGCCAGCTCTACCATCTGCAGCAGGCCGGGTACCATCCAGCGGCCATCGTCGTCGTCCTTCCAGTAGTCGCGCGCCTGGGAAAGTGTGAACTCATGACACCCCGCCCAGATCACGACGGCGTTGTCGCGCCGGGGGTGTCTGCCGGCCAGGAAGGGATATCCATGCGGCGATCCCAGATACAGGATGCCTTGGCAGTGGGAGAAGCATGCTCTCTCAAGAGCCGACTCAGCGAAGATCGCCTGCTTCAAGTTGCTGTTCTTGAAGACGACCTGGATCAGGGACGTTCGGACGAAGCGGGCCATTGTGAGGTCGCAGTCCTGGAATAAACAATGGTCCAGTTCTGCCGATTGCCAGTGCGTGAATTTCATAAGCCCGCCCCGGAAGGCCACGGAGTCTAGGTCAGAATTCGAGAAATCTGCATTCTCGAGCGTGCAGGTATCGAGCAGCACGTGGGAAAGATCGCCGAATCTGGCTTTCTCGAAATTGCAATGCTGGAACACCAGCCTTTGCAGGTTCTTGTTGGCGAAATCGGCTTCCGAGAAGTTCAGGTTTTGGATCTTGAAGGACCGGCGATCTTCTCTCTGCATCCTCTGCAGCTTTGTCAGGAAAGCATTCAGATCGATCTGTTTTCTTTCGTATTCTTGGAGCAAGTCGATCGGAGCCTGCACCGCTTCTGCACTTTTCGGATATGACATTTGACTTTCTCCTCTAACCGGCCCTTATCGGCCATTGCCAGTGTGGCATGGTGGAGGGCGGAATTATACATGATCTTACGGCGCTCCGCGAGTTTCTGCGATCCTATCCGCGCTAGATTCAGCAGACTGGGAAGGAATCAGACATGGCGATACCTCCATCGGGGGCCGGGCCTCCGGGAACGACCAAAGAAGGCATCTTCAGCATGGTGACGCATGCGCTAGAGTCCCTCAGGGCAAGCCCGCTGCTCCTGCTGGTTCTGCTGCTCAACATGCTGTTCGTGCTGGCGGTCGGCTACTATCTGCTGCGTCTCGAGCAGTACCGGTCCGAGGATCGAAAGACGTTGATGGTCATGCTCGACAAGTGCCTGAACATGCGCGATCGGAATCCAGCGTCGATGCAGAAGGGAATGTTCCGGTCCGAGGAGGCTTCATGTCCCATTCCACTGAATGTCCCAGTGCGTTCCGTCGCATCGCCTTCGCCAACGGATGCACCATGTTCATGCGAATCCCAGATCACGACGCCCGAATAACCGACCTGACCTGGATGGTGCGAGAAAGGCGGGTCGTGATAGAAAACATGAGCATGGCGGAGGCGGCGGCGTGGGCCTCCGCCGTCGATCTCTACAATGTGCCTCACTGGGGCGAGGGGTGATCCGGCTTATCGTCGTCGTCGTCTCCCTTCACGACCTTGTATTCCTTCTTGACCCATCCGAGTTCCGAGTTGCCGCGCACATGCTCGTGGATCAAGCGGCTGAATGTCATGCAGTTCCCGCACAGCCGGTAGCCGTGCTCTTGGTCGTATTCCCACACATGGTCCTCGCGCCCGCACGGGCGCTCGGTCAGATATGTCCTCCAGTGCGACCGGACGTCGTGCGCCCTCCTCTGCTGTCCGGTTTCACGCAGGTGACGCTCGATCTGCTGGATCGGCTTGGTCCGAGGGATCGCCAGCGTCACGACATGGTGGTCGATCTCGGGGCGACGATGCCGGAAGTTGGGTCGGTATCCCGGGTCCCGTTTCAGCTCTCGCGTTTGGATGGGCACTTCGTTGAGCATGGCCAGGACGGTCACGAGCCAGCGCATGTGTCCGGCGAATTCTCGTAGTTCCCCCTTGGCCGCCGAGCCAAACTTGAATCCATCGGGATCGCCGCCGCGCCCCGATTCCGCCATGTCGATCAGCGGCTTGTAGAACGGCGACACGAGTGGATAGGCGTGGCGGATCAGGGCGGAGGTGGCGAACGGCATGGCGTTGTATGAGAGCTTCGTTCCGGGTTCTGGGGCCTGCTTGATATAGCCCCACAGACTTGCCGCGCCCGCCTGCGCTCCTTCTGACAGGATGGCATGGTTCTGGTCGTCGTCCATCGTAGAATTCCGTGCCGGGACGATGACCGGCGTGTAGCCGTGGATGGTCTTCATGACCTGGAGGTGGTTGGTCGTGAACCAGACCGAGACCATGTTCGGTCCCATGGGCGAGTCTCGATGATCATATGGATATATGAAAGGGATCACCAGCGAGTCTGTCTTGTTGACCCGGATCAGCAGATAGCCCATGAGATCCTTTTCATGCGGCATCGTCAAGTCTTGGCCCGTCGTGTCTAGCGTTCCCAACGAGATGGACGTCGCTATCTTATCTATTAGATTGAACTCGATCCAGGTCGTTTCATACGGGAGGGTGGCGTACTGGACCCGGTTCAGGATCTTGGCCGGCGTGGTGTTGGCGGCTTCGGTCGCCAGCTCAACGAAGCCCGAGTCTAATGTGAAGCGATGCGCCCTCCGCATCCATATCTTGTGCTGGAGCACGGTTGCATCATAGAGCTTCCCGTATCTGCCGGGCGGACGCAGCACATGCGAGCCATGCCGCGTGTCGTTCAGCCATCCGGCAACCAATTCTGCTAATGTCGGTTCTTTTTCTTCGTTCATGCGAATCTCCGAGGGGAGAGAAGGACCGGGGACGTGCCCCGGCCCCGTGTTCAAGTTCAGCGCCGCCGGGGTTCCGTCCCCAGCAACTCGTCTGCCGCCATCCGGTTCCGGGCCATCTCGACCTTGCGCTCGATCTCTTCCTTGATCGTCGGATACCTTGGCTCGGTCTTTTGAACTTCGGCGATGGCCTTCTTGAGCAACGCCATTCCCCTGCCGGGCAGAGTGATCGGCTTTGGCTTCCACTCGGCGACCTTTTCTCGGATCCAGGCGGCAGCCTCTTTCGGCGATGCTTCTTCGCCGAGGTTGAGGCCGAGGTTGAGGAAGTTGGGCTCGAACAGAATGGAAGCCTGATGCATCGAGATATCGAAGAATCGGGCCGCTGCCACGACATAGTCTCTCTTGGCGTCCAAGTCGTAGTTCAGCTTCTTGAATCCCGGCTTCCATCTGCAATGGCCCAGGATGCAAGCGTCGAGGTATCCCATTCTGAATTCCTTGTCGGGGACTTTCTCGACGATGTCTGCGGCCTTCAAGAGCAACTTGGTCTTCATGACATTTCTCCTTGCGTCAGGCCCGGCAGGTGCCGGGTGCCGCCAGCATGGCAGCGTGGAACATGGAACGCTAGTTGAATTTTGCATCGAGCGGTCTGCCGTCCCTTAGATAGTCCAGCAGACTGCGGTAGCAGACACAGAGCGCATCGGTCAGATCGACGGTTAAGATCTGTAGATAGTCTACCTTCCATCCCGAGCCGGTATTCCAACATTCGGCCCAGATGTCGGTCGGCTGGTTGTTCTCATCCATTAGTTCCACCCGCCACGTCGGGAACTTCAGATTGGCGGGCGGTTGTTCTTGCATTCCCAGATAGGAAGTTTGACAGGTGAATAGCGTAGACTTGACTTGCGAATCTTCTGCTTCCGTCATGGGCTGACTCCTTCTACACGCCGCCCGGCAAATCGGGCAGCCTTATAGCATAGCACGCGGGTTGCAGGAAACCAGCTGAATATTACAGATCTTTGGACCGCTCAACGGCTGTGCAAGTAGATGCTTCCCAGTCCAAGTCCGAGAATTCCAGAGAAGACATAGGTGGTCCACGCATCGAGTTCCAGAAGATCGCCGCACACATAGCCGACAAGAAATCCACCCAGCGCTCCGATGAGCAAGACCTTTATCAGACCGGACATAATGGCTCCTCTAGCGAAAAGGGAGGGCAGCCTGAGCTGCCCTCCACCCGGTTCGGGCTAGTGCAGTTTCTTCGTCCGCTGCTTTTCCAACCACTCGGGTATCTGCGATGCCGGAAGCGGGTAGGGCAGCTTCGGGATCGCGGGCTGCGGGTTGAAGATGCTGAGGTGCATCCAGCGCCAGAAGCGTTCGCGGGTCAGGGCATAGTAGGGCGTGGCCTGATCGACGTGGACCCTGTACCGGATCTCGTAGCCGAGGGCTTCGAAGAATACCGGCGGAAAGGCGTCAAACCGGCCATTCACCGGGTTGGCGTTCGCGGCGGGGATGCCCAGCTTTTCCCGCGCCTTGGCGACTCTATCGACTCTCTTGTTCATTTTCTTTCTCCTATTCTTGTAGATGCGAAGCGATGAATACCGTCGTGTCGTCGGCATCCAAGCTGCCGTCGAGCAGCCAGTCGATTATCTCCGGGAGCTTCTCCTTGGCGTACTCTCGGTCAAGCTTGGCTTTCTGGGCGAATAGCTCCGAAGAGCATAGCCGCTCGAGAGCTTGTGCCTTGTCGATTTTCTTCTCGAGCAGTTCCCGAACGACTGTTCTGGCCAGTTCAAGGCGTTTCGTGATGCGTGTTGCCATTTCTTCTCCTACGGTGAATAGAACAAGCCCCTTGCCGGGGCACCTTAAACGTAGCATAATGCTACTGGATGACCACATGAGGTTTACATGAGCGCAGCACCTCCCCCAATCGGCGACAACGTTCCGGGGATGTATTCCCAGATCGGGTCTGCCTTCACTTCCATTCTGATGTCCGATGACATCGTGCCGGGCTCGTCGCCGTCCTACGAGACCTGCAAGAAAATCTACGAGTTTCACCCTCTGGGCGCGAAGATGGTGGAGAAGCCGGTCCGCATCGCCATGTCCCAGGAACGGGATCTGCTGGTCGCCGACGGTCCCGTTGACGAGTGCCAGAATGCCTTTGCCAAAGAATGGACGGCGCTGGGCTGCGACCGCAACATCTTTTCTTGCCGGGTGCAGAGCAAGGTCTACGGGATCTGCTCGCTGGCGGCGATGGTTAAGGACGAGCCCAATGAGACGGCGCTGGACATCGCGAATCTATGGAAGAAGGAGGTTCGGCTCCAGGTCTACGACCCTCTGAACACCGCCGGTTCCCTGGTCCTAAACCAGAACCCGCTGGCCTGGGACTTCCAGCACGCGCAGGAAATCACCGTGCAGGGATCTTCGTTCCACCGCTCGAAGGCGCGTGTGGTGCTCAACGAATTCCCGGTCTACATTTCCTACACGTCGTCGGCCTATGGATTCACCGGGCGCTCGGTCTACCAGCGGTCGCTCTATCCGCTGAAGTCGTTCATCCAGACCATGATCACGAACGACATGATCGCGGTCAAGGCCGGGACGATCATCGCCAAGTTCAAGCAGGCGGGCTCCATCATCACCAACGCCATGCTGGCGATGTTCAACCAGAAGCGTGCCGTCATCAAGCTGGCGCGCACCGGCAACGTCGTCAGCGTGGGCGTCGAGGAGAGCGTAGAATCGCTGGATCTCAAGAATATCAGCGAGCCGTTCGCGCTGGCGCGGAAGAATATTGTCGAGGATATCGCGGCAGGCGCACCGATGCCCGCCCAGATGCTGACGGATGAGAGCTTCGCGCAGGGATTCGCCGACGGCACCGAGGATGCTAAGGAACAGGGCCGCTACATCAACTCCGAGCGGAAGGCGATGCAGCCTCTGTATGACTTCCTCGATCCGATCGTGATGGCGCGGGCCTGGACTCCCGAGTGGTATGTCGGGATTCAGGCACGCTATCCCGACTTCAAGGACGTCGATTTCGACACCGCATTCATGAAATTCAAGAACAGCTTCCGAGCGACGTGGCCCGAGCTGATTCAGGAGCCGGAGTCCGATCGCATCCTGATTGCCGAGACGAAGCTCAAGGCGCTGATCGCT